GACACACTTACAAAAACTGCAGAAGCTGTTACAGAATATGCCAAAGCAACATTTGAAGGTGCAAAAGCAGAAGTTGATTTAGCAAACGCAGCTACACTTGCAGCAGCTGAACAAGAAAAATTAAGAATAGAAAATTTAAAAGCTGCAGAAGAACAAAGGCAAATAAGAGACGATATTAGTGAAGATATTGAAGTAAGAATAAAAGCCAATAAAGAATTAGGTAAGATATTAGAAGAAGGTATATTACAAGAAAAACAACTTGCTGAAATTCAGTTAGCCTCAGCAGAAGCAGCCCTTGCAAATAATTCATCAAATATACAATTACAAGCAGATTTAATAAGTGCACAAGCAGCAGTATTAGAAATTGAAGAAAGATTAGGTGGACAAAGATCAGAGCAGTTAGTAAATGAAATTGCTTTAGAACAAGAAAAATTAGACCTTATAGTTGCTAATAATGAACAAGCATCTAATTTGAGACAAATAGAGTTGCAAGGTGCTATTGAAACTGAAAAAAGTTTATTTAAGAGATTTGAATTAGAAAAACAATTATTAGATGAACAGTTAGCTCTTGCAGAACTAAACTTAGAAAAAACAGGAGAAATATTTGGCAAGGAAACCTTACAATTTAAAAATGCATTAAAAGCAAGAGACGAGGCTAAAGCACAATCAGAGGCAGGACAAACAGCTATTACAATAGCAGAAGAAGATGCAAGAAGAGAAATAGCAGTTCAGACACTTGGTATGATTGCACAAGCTGCAGGTAAACAATCGGTATTAGGTAAAGCAGCGGCAATAGCACAAACTATAATAAATACAAAAGAGGCAGTTACAAATGCACTAAAAGCTGCACCACCACCATTTAATTTTGCATTAGCAGCAGCAACAGCGGCGTTTGGTGCTAAACAAGTAGCTGATATTATTAGTACAAAAGTACCTGGAGAAACTATGGGTATGAGTGGAAGTGTTGGAGGAGCACAAGGTACAGTACCAGAAACTACGCCACCAGACTTTAATGTTGTAGGTGCATCTCCTATAAATCAATTAGCACAATCACTAAACAACCAAGAACCACAAAGAGCTTTTGTTGTATCAGGTGATGTGACAACAGCACAAGAATTAGATAGAAATATAATTACTGAGAGTGGAATATAAAAAAAACATTAAAATAAATATTATACATATATGAAAATAGTAGAACTTATATTAGACGAAGATCAAGAATATTCTGGTATTGAAGCTATAAGTATTGTAGAGAGACCTGCTATAGAAGAAGATTTTATTGCTTTAAAAGATGAAGAAGTAAAACTTGCAGAGCTTGATACAGAGAAAAGAATATTACTTGGTGCGTTACTAATACCAAACAAACCAATACTAAGAAAAGGTGGTGATGATGACTACTATATTTATTTTTCCAGAGAGACAGTAAAGAAAGCTAGTGAGCTTTATCTTATGGAGGGCAACCAAAATAATGCAACACTAGAACACCAAATGAATCTTAAAGGTTTGTCGCTTGTAGAGAGTTGGATTGTAGAAGATCCTAAAAAAGACAAGACACAAGTATATGGTTTAGAATATCCTGTAGGTACTTGGGTAGGTGCTATGAAAGTTACATCTGATAGTGTATGGAATGAATATGTAAAAACAGGCAAGGTTAAAGGATTTAGTATTGAGGGTTACTTTCAAGATAAAAATCAAAAGAAAGATAAACCAGATTTAGCTGCATTAGAAAACCAAGAGGCTGAATATTTACTAAGTAGGGTAAAAGATATTATTACAGGTCAATTTATAACATTAGAGAGTTATAATGATTATCCTAATGCTGTAGCTAACAATGCTAAAAGAGGTATCGAGCTAAATGATAAAGTAAACAATAAATGTGCAACAGACGTAGGTAAAATTAGAGCACAACAACTTGCAAAAAAAGAAAAAATATCGGTAGAGACTATACAGAGAATGAAAAGTTTTCTATCTAGAGCAGAGACTTATTACGATCCTGGTAATAATGAGGCTTGTGGTACTATCGCATACTTACTTTGGGGAGGTAAAGCAGGTTTGCGATGGGCTACGAGTAAACTAAACTCTCTTAAATTATACTCACAAGTAGTTAATGAAGATTTTGCAATTATAGATGACAGACTAGCATACTCTAGTAAAGAGAAAGCAGAGGAGATGGCAAAAAACATTGGCTGTGAAGGAATACACGAACACGAGTACGAAGGTCAAACTTGGTATATGCCTTGTGAGTTTCATAACAAACCAGAGGAGTTAAAAAAAAAATATAAGTGTCCTCCAGGTTATAAAAAAGATTACAAAAAACATAAATGCGTAAAGATGACTGCAGAGGAACTTGCAGAGGTAGGTCCAAGAGGTGGCATACGCAGATCAAAGAAAGCACCAAAGAGTAGCACACCAAATCCTAAACCAAAAGGTAAAGGTACTGCAAGAGGTGACGCAAAAACAAGCAGAGGTGCAAAAGTAGATAAAGCTACTGAAAAAACTTTACAAACTAAATCTGACGAATTTAACGAAAGATATAAAAAGAAATTAGGTTACGGTGCAACTATTGGACAATTAAAAACAGTTTACCAAAGAGGATTAGGTGCATTTAATGTATCGCACAGTCCTAACGTAACAAGTGCAAAACAATGGGCTATGGCTAGAGTAAATGCATATTTGTATTTAGTAAGAAACGGTAGACCACAAAATGCAAAATATAAAGGTGATAACGACTTACTCCCTAAGGGACACCCAAAGTCAAATAAATAAATAATTATGTGTAACTGCAATTACTGTATTTGTAAATAATGCCAAAAAGAAAACAATTTAAAACACCTAGCCGCACATCTCCAAAAGGTGGCAGAAGAGCTTGTTTGTGTGAGGACAATACTTATAGGATTGAGTGTTGTGATGGATCACTACAAGCACAAGGTATAGGACTTATAAATAAGTCAAGCTGAAAATATAAATTTTTTTTATAAAAATATTATACCTATATGAATGCAAACGAAATGCTACATAAGGTAAAAACTTTACTAGGTGTAGACACAGACAACATTGAAGTAAATCTAGAAGAGGTTGCTTTAGAGCAACTTAGCCTAGAAAACGGAACTATCCTTGAAGCTGACAGTTTTACTAGCGGAGAGGAAGTATTTATCGTTACTGATGATGAAAAAGTAGCATTACCAGTAGGCGAATATGAATTAAGTGATAATAGAATATTAATCGTAAAAACAGAAGGAATGATTGATGAAATTAAAAACTCGGAGGAAGTAGTGGAAGAAGTTGAAGCTGCTGAGCACGAGGACAAAAAAGAGGAAGCAAAAGAACACTATGCTACCAAAGAAGAAATGACAGCTTTAGCAGAAGCAGTTGAAGAGGTCAAGAATCAACTTAGAGAAGTCGTTGAAAAAATGATGGAAGATAAGGAGAAAAAAGAAGAAATGGCAAAACAAGAAACACTTAGCAAACCTGCGGTAGATGGTATTAAGCATACACCAGAGGTAGAAGATACAAAACTAGGTGCTAGATTTGCTGTAAATTCAAATCAGAATACTACATATAATAGAGTATTACAAGCAATAACTAATAATAAATAATAATAATGGCAACAACTATATCAAATGACGTGGTAAGAATTTTCCCTAAGCAGGAAACATTAGCGGCTGCAACAACATTAACAGCAGCAGATTCAGGGAAAACATATTTAATAAGTGGTACAGGTTATACTGTAACTTTACCTGCTCCTCACGCAGGTTTTTCAGTTAAGTTTATCGTAGCAGCAGCATTTAGTACTGATTGTGTTGTACAAACTCCAGCAGATAATAGAGATACTTTAAATGGTGGTGTAATTGTAAACGGTGCAATCGTTGAATCTGATGCAACTGATAGAGTAACTTTTGAAGATGGTGCTGAAAGCGTTGGAGATTTTATTGAAATATCTAGCGATGGTACTAGCTTTTTCTTATTTGGAAACGGTAACGCAGCTTCATCTATAACAGTAGGGGAACTATAATAATAATAATAATAATTTAGAAAATGGCAACAACTAATAATTTAACAACAACTTATGCAGGGGAGTTTGCAGGGAAGTATATCTCAGCTGCATTATTAAGTGGTAAAACATTAGCAGCAGGAAACATAACTGTTGTTCCTAACGTTAAGTTTAAGCAAGTAATGAAAAAAGTTTCTACAAACGCTATTGTAAAAGATGCATCTTGTGACTTTGATCCAACATCAACTTTAACTTTAACTGAGAGAATTTTACAACCAGAAGAGTTTCAGGTAAACTTACAACTATGTAAGGCTGACTTTAGAAGCGACTGGGAGGCAGTACAAATGGGATTCTCTGCTTATGATAATTTACCACCACAATTTAGCGACTTTTTAATTGCTCACGTAGCAGATAAAGTAGCTCAAAAAATGGAACAAAACATATGGAACGGAACTAATGCAAATGCAGGAGAGTTTGATGGTTTCAAAACTACACTACTAGCAGACGCTGATGTAGTTGATGTAGCAGGTCAAGCATCTACGAGTTCAAACGTAGCAGCAGAAATTGGTAAAGTTATGGACGCTATTCCATCTGCAGTATATGGTGCAGAAGATTTAGTTATCTACGTACCAAGCAACATCTTAAGAAACTATATTAGATCTTTAGGTG